ACTGGCAATAATATCTTGAATATCGTAATCTTGCCTATCTTTTACCGGCTTAAAAGATGCTGAGTATTGCGGCACTGTACCGCCAAAACCGCCAGCAGTTGCTGCTGTGTCACCAACACGACGTGCATATGACAATCCAAAGCCGCCGCCGCGTGGATATCTTAAACTTGAACTAACAGGACCTGTTAACAAATTACCATTATGATCAAAAGTACCCGTCTGAGAACCTAAAACTGACGAAAGGATGTTTTTACCTTGATGTAAATTAACATAATATGAATATTCTAAAACAGCTTCTTCATAAGCTGCGTAAACATTATCGGCAGTCAATTCGATATCTAATACATCTCCACCAAGTTTTTTATAAACATATGCTACTTGATCGGCTGCACCACTTAAAAAATCAACTGATGCCGTATAAACACCAAACGGCACTGCGCCTGAAACATCTGAGGCTGTACCTGTAATTGGCAAAATAACCGCACTTGTTTGCGATACTGGACTTAAATCGGTTGGCATCAAAAATCCTCCTAGTATAAATAGTAAATCATAAAACAAAACCCCTAGACTAGCTAGAGGTTTAGATTAAAGATATTTATTTATTTTAGGATGAAGCTTTTTTAGCCTTAGACTTTTTACTAGATCTGCGGGCTGGAGCTTTAGCAGCCTTGCGTTCTTCACGCATTTCAGTTTCTTCGGCTTGTTCTGCGACAGGCTCTTCAACAACTGGTGCTGGTGCTTCTTCAACAGCAGGAGCAGGGGCAGCAGCTCTCATCTTAAGTAATTTTCTTTTTCTAGGGTTCATAATGACTCCTCCTTTATAATAATTAGTTCATTATAGACGAAACCCCCCATCGTAAGATGGAGGGTTTGCGTTTTTTTAGTTCCTATGTTGTCTAGGAGCCTGACTCACCAATTAGACCGCGAACGATAACTAATCCGTACATATCTGGACGAACCATCTTCTTACCGTAACGAGTCATCACGCCCTTACGGGGCACGAAGTCTTCTGGTCCAAAGATGGTAGGTGTGGTTTGTAGTGGCACGTAAGGTGCGTACACATAGCCGCTTTCAAGGAAAGAAGCTCCACGACGACCAACAAGAACAACGTTACGTGGGAAGTATGGGTCCACGATTACATCGAACTTCTTGGAAAGGCTACCAACTCTGACTGCACCGATAGAACCGGTTTCATCATCAGCAGTAACGCTTGCGCGGAATCCAGCTGTGAACTCAAGGATGTTAGCAACTTCAGGTCCGCAGACGACGAAGTTAGCTCCACCACGTAGAGTCTTACGATGGATTTGTGCGGAAACATCGTTGATGGTTTCAACGAGTGTCTCATACCACTCGCTTACTGTACCAGTGAAGTCTGGAGCAGCAGCGGAAGCACCAATCTCGGCGCCGGATGTGCGGTTAACGAACAATCCTGGAGAACGAGACCAGTAGTATGTACCAGCAGTAGCCTGCTTGATTAGGTCTTCCATGATTTCACGATCGATCTCAAGAGCGATTTGCTCGGAGAGGATGCTAGTAAGCTCGACCTCTGCATCAAGGTTGTGGTATGCGTTAAGATCTTGTCCTAACTCAGGTGTCCACTTAGCCTTGAGTTTCTTGGTCACAGCTGTGATAGCTACAGAATCGACCTTGATGTCAATCTCAGGAATGTTTTCATTACCTTCAAGTCCCCATGGAGTGTCACCAATGACAGAACCAAGAGCACCACCAGCGATGAGATCATCCTTTTGTGGGTGTGTGAAGTTGGTTGCACCTTGATCGGTACTACCGGTCAAACCAGCGGCTAGTTGTGCAGCGGTTACACTTCCATCGTAGGAAGCAACAACAACGTATGCAACATCTCGGCTTGAACCGCTAAGACGTGTAAGACGACGAAGTTGAACACCAACTGTAGCGGAACCAGAATCGTAAGAACGACCCATACCACCACCACCGTGTGATGAAGTAAGAACAAGTGCTACAAGGTCTTCCTCGTTGAAAAGAGTAAGGTTGCTTGTATCAACTGTACCGATTGCAACAGTTGCAACGCCAGATTGTGATTCAAGTTCTGGATCGAACTGACACAACTTAGCAATATCACCAGCACTGGAGCTGTAAACACTTGAAGAAACAAATGTAACTGTCAAGCCAGCAGATGCTGTTGGGGATGCATAACCGTTGTTAAGGTTGTAAGCACCTTCTTCGGCGTTAACATCACCAATAAGTACACCGCCAGTGATCTGGGATGCAACACGACCACCACCATAAAGAGATTCTTCATCACCTTGGGGGTTACCGTATCCAAGACGAGGAACACCAGCTCCATCGGTGGAGACAGTGAAGTCAAGGAAGAAAATGAGACCTGATGGTAGGCTCATGGGCTGAACGGAAACGAGATCGTTTGCGATCAAGCCTGCGAAAACACGACGGACGATAGGGAATGCAACTGCTGCAAAACCTTCAACGTCACCGCCAGCCATGGTGCTGCTCTCACGAAGTAGCTCCTTAGCCTGGTTTTCGAGTAGACGAGCCATAGAGCCCTTCTCGCGGTCATTACCAAGTCCTTCAAGTAGACCTGTGCGCTCCCACTTCTCTAGAAGTGCGTGACCTTCAGCGCGCATATCGCGGTTGACAATACCTTCTGTCAAACGCTCAACAATACTAGACATAGCTTAATCACCTCCTTTTATATATGATTTTTTTGCTATTTAATGCCCGCTAGCCTCTTTAAACGTTCCTGGATAGGATCGGAAGGCTTACTCTCGTGACGAGAGGCGCGGATTACAGTAGCGGACGAACGACCAACGAGTGCTTCGCTCAATGATTGTGGGCTTCGCTTGGGCTTAGCCTCCACTGTGCTTTGAAGCGTATCAAAGATTGTACGTGCTTCTGTAACTGAACCGGCGGATGAAATAGCTTCGACAATTCTATCTTTTTGTCGCTCATTTAGGGAGGTATTTCTCAATACACGGTTCGTATAAAGCAAGCGAGCATTAGAAAGATTTACGTTTTGCAAATTTTCTTTTAGCTCATGTGTAGCTTGCTTATATTGAGAAAGCTCATCTTGAAGTTTCTTGTTTTCAAAAACAAGCTCTTCTTGTGCTTTCTTCAAAGTCTCAATATTATCTTGTAAGTCTGTTGAACGGCGGCGCGCCATTTCGCGCTCCATTTCGAGATGCATATCATCATTAGAACGACCAGCCCAGCCAGCTAGCTCAGCACCCATATCAACAGTAAGCTTTTCGGTAATAGCATCAACAAGACCATCTAAATCAAGGTCTTCGCCAAGTCCACGACCATTATTAAACTCTTGTACTTCGGCTTCTTCTTCTGCGGCGCCAGGAAAACCGCCATCAAGCGCATCTTCTTCAAGGGTTTCTGCATCTTCATCACCTTCTTCGACGACTTCTTCTGCATCTTCGGCAACGATTTCTACTTCATCGCCAGCCATAGCAGCAGCTACGTCTTCTTCAGTGATTTCAATATTCTCAGCATCTTCCATGCTTGCTTGGAGTTCGTTGATCGCTTCTTGTAGAGCACCAAGATTGATGTCAACTTCAACATCAACTGGCTCATCTTCGGATGTTGCTTCATAGCCTTCCAAATTTTCACCTTCATTATCATCAAGATCATCAGCTGCGGCGAATGGAACATCAGCAGCGACTTCATCCGCTGGCGCGTCTGCTGGCGCAGCAGGATCATCTGTTAAATCAGGACCCAAGCCCATATCGCCACCAAGTGCGGCGCCAAGATCGTCCTGCTCTAAAATGTTTTCTAAAGTTTTGCGAACTTCATCAGAATACTTTTCAACAATTGTTGACTCTGCGGTTTTGAGGGCTGCATCACGCAAAGCTTTCGCATCAACAATAGCCTCTTTTAACAAATTAGACATGTAAGAACTCCTAAAAAATACTAATTCAAAATAAATAGTGGTTTTTGGTTTAAAAAGCCAATATTATGAACCACTCTTACCGATAATCCACCATTTATTGCCATCAGACTGAATTGTCAAGTGTGAATAGTTTGATTGCATAACTATTTCGTTTTTAAAATCAATTAATTCGCCATTTGTACGAATTTTTAAAACATTTGTACTTCGTATTTTGCATTTTTGCTCATCAGTACAGATCTTTTTAATAGTCAAAACTCTTCCTGAATTATCTTTTGCTGGAGGGAGTGTTGTGGTTATAACATTCTTGCCAGTATCGAATAATAATGTATTATCAGTGTCTTGAACATTATACAACGAATCAGAAATTTGTTTAATATCTTTATACACGGCGCCATTCATAAATAATTTATTATTGGACTCAAGATTTTGCGCAACTTGCAAGTTTGACGTTTTTGTCGTACCAGCAACTGAGACAGTTTTATTTGTTGGATCGTAAGTAAAGTCCTGGTTGCCATCAAAATTCTTGGAACCTCTGAACTGAATACTATTTTTTGTTCCGCCAGCATGCGGTACCTTTAGATTGACAAACCCATCATAAAGATTTTTAAGAGTTGAATGGCGCAGCTCGCCACGTGATGTGTCATATACCATCAATAAATCATTATCGCTAACATTTTGACCATTGTCCTGAATATTCAAGGAATTATTCGGATTTACAAGCAATTTTTGATTACGAATATCCAAAGCGCTATTGGGGGCAATGTTTAAAGAGATCCCTTCCGTATCAAGTTTGATGCCGTCTGATGTTTTAACCCTTAACTCTGTTCGTAGATCTTCAAGACCAGCACCATAATTAATTGATTTAGCCATCACTTTGCCGGATAAGTGCTCAGCGGGGACATTTTTTAAATTTTCACCTGAACCACTAAGGGAGTTGATGACTGCTTTATCGGCACGAAGTACCAAACCATCAAAGGTTAGATTATAATTGCTCTTGGCAATCTTTTCACCTTGATAAGTTAGAATACCAAACTTTGTATCAGATGACAACTTCTTAATTGCAACATTATTTTCAGTTGCGCATGGACTTTGAGCATCAGTATCATAAAAGATACTTGCACTGATAGTATTTTTGAATACTTTTACACCTTCAATTTCTTGATCTGCATGTTGGTCAACAGAACCTTCAACTTTTCCTTTTAAAACATTATAAGCCATATAAAAATCCCCCGTAGAATAAATAGATAATTATTTTCTTTTATCTCGCACAATATATGCTCCAAAGTTTATATTTGACTCTGGAACATATAAAAACTCATATTCCTCAAGTAATGAAAATACAAGTTGCTTCATTCTTGTTGAATCTCCAGTTATTATTTTTAATGGCAATTCATTAAGAAAGATAAAATTAACAACCAATCTCTCAACTTCATAATGGTAAACACCGTGCAAATCTAATGTTTTCATATCTTTTATAAATAGACAAAAAAAAGGATGCCCCCCTTTTGAGGGGACATCCAAAATTTGAGAGTAATCTCTCTAAGACTAAAGTAATCTTAGAAGATTGCCCAAGCGTTAGAACCAACGTACATCAAGGAAACAGCTGCACCTGGACCTTCAAGACGGATGGTTAACTCACCATCGATTGTCTGAGAGCCAGCGCGGGAGATGATAACATTGTTACCACCAAGATCAGCTGGAGCCTTAACGTGAACAACTTGACCATCTTCTGGAGAAGCTGGAAGTGTCCAAGTACGGTCAGCAGTCAATGTTGCGTTACCGAAGTTCATACCAGCAGCAAGTGTTGCATCGGCATCACCGACACCAGCAACGTTACCTGCGTCTGTAGAAAGAACACCGTTAGTAGCTG